CCTGCTGGTGGACATAGGACTTTGCTGATTCCCCAGCCGGACCTGGTGGCCCCTCGCTGATCACCCGCACCATGCGTGCCTGGGCTTCCTCGACAATCTGAACCAGCCGCGCTTCCCCTTCTCTGATCACGTGGACTTGATCCATCAGGCCTCCACAGCGGCTGTGCTCAGGCCCTGGTTGATGCTGGCAAGGCCCTCCAGCCAGTAGTTCCGCTCTCCAGCCCTTGGCAGCGACGGTCCTTCAATCAGCAGCAGATCCCACTGGGCTGGCTCCTCCAGCGCAGCTGTGTCCTGCCAGCTGCCCACCAGATAAAAGTCCCCGTAGACCACCTCGCTCGTTTCGCCGTCCTGCGTCACCGTGATCGGCACGGCGCGGTTGATCCACTCCACCGCAAAGGTCAACAGCTTGGTCTGCCGCTTGCCGTTTCGGACCTTCCACACCTCAGCAACTACTTCACGGTCGGTGCAGTCGATCGGCAGCTGGATCCGCTCGCGGAACGTGGCCCGCTGAGGGATCGTGATGTCGTAGCGCAGCGGCAGATCCATCTCACCAGCCCTCTAGGCCAGCTTTCCGCTCAGCTCTCCTCCTCAGGCGGCAGGGTCAGCTCGATCACCGGGGCGCTGGTCGGCTCAACCGCTTCAGTGGGCTGTGGCACCTGAACCTTCTTCCCGCGCTTGGGCTTGACCGGTTCAGACGGCAGCTCTGTGATTTCCACCTGGAGAGGCTTGGCATGCTCAAGCACAGCTTCAGGAGGCAGGGGCGCCTTGGAGCCGACGATGCCGAGGGTGATGCCGATTGGCTTTGCCATCGTTCTGGGTTCCTACAAAGAAAGGGGCCCCGCAGGGCCCCGATGGTTGCCAGCCAGGTTCAAGCAGGCTGGAAGTAGATGGTGGCGGTGCCAGCAGGCTCGTCGTCACCGGTACCGGCGACAGCCTTAACGGCCACACCACGAACCTCACCGGTCACACCAGCGTCAGCCGCCTTGATGGCAGCTTCGATCTGTTTGCCGGACAGGCCGATCTCGGTGGTGCCCTTGCCGTTAAGGGTCACCGTTGCGATCGAGGCGTAGGTGCTGGCGTCAGCCAGAGCACCACCAGCGGGCACATGGGCCACCTGGATGGTGTACTGGCCGGCAGCAGCGGCGTCCTGGCCCACCACAACCAGCTTGAACAGGTTCTGGTGGTTCAGCTGAGTGGTCAGCACACGAGCGGTACCCGTGCGAGTTTCAGCAGCACGGCTGTAGCCGTTGGCTCCGACGTAGCCCACCAACACCGATTCGGCATCGAGGTGGTAGGCCCGCCGGTCAAGCCCGAAAGAGCGAGACATGTAAGGGTCCTCCTAAAGAGTCAGGGTTGATCAGGCCACCACGGTGGCGTTGGTGACGCCAGCCAGGCGAGCAACGGAGCGGCCGTTGTAGATCGCCATGCCGATGTACCAATCCATGCGGGTGCGCATGGCCGGCTTATCAGGGGCCTCACCCAGGTCACGGACGCTGATGCCGTACTGGCCAGAGTGCTGGCCTTGAATGCCGGTGGTCAGCATGTCGCCGAACGCCACGCAGTAGATGCTGGTGGTGTTGCCGGGCTCGTTGAAGCCCTGGATGTCCTGGTTCAGCGAGTTCTTGTCGGTGATCAGGATCTCCACGTCGCCGTAGCGGGTGACGATCTTGCCCATTTCGTTCCGGTCTTGCAGCAGGCAGCCAGACAGGTCCTGGGTGCGGGCAGCCTGAGACAGGCGGCGGCGCAGGGCCTTGGGCATGATCAGGTACTTAGGAGCACCACCGGAATCGACCTCGTCGATCAGCTGATCGAGAGCGGCCAGGGACAGGGGGCCACCGTCGTTGTCGATGTACTGGCTGGAGCCCTCACCAATACGGGTCTTGAGGCCATCCATCTCGCGAGGGTTGGTCTCAGAGTCGCCATTGATGAACTTGTCCTCGAAGGTCATGCGCATGGCACGCACCTTCATCTGGGTCTGGATGCCACGGGTCTGCTCCCCGTACATGTCGATCTGAGCCAGATCCACATCCAGATCACCGCCGAAGATCCGCAGACCTTCGGACTGAGGGTTCAGAACGCCGTAGCCATCGGGGTTGCCCTCGTTGAAGCCACGGAAGCCGACGGCAGGCAGTTCGCCTTCACGGGAGTAGAAGACGCCGCTACCAGGCACGTTCTGGAAAGGGACGGTCCGCATCAGCTCACCTTCAGTGAGCTCAGCGATGACGGCGGAAGTCAGGGGATCCTGGACCCCTTTCGCCGCCTCAAGCAGGGTGAGGCCCATTTGGGTTCTCCGTGTTGAGTTGGGGGTTGCTGTTTGGTTCTGGCTTCACGCCGGGCGTCACGCCGCCATCACGGCAAGCGAGACAGATTGAGCAGATCGGCATCACGCCTCATCGCCTGCAACAGCTTTCCAACCGCTTGACGGCAAAAGAAAAGCCCCCTTGCGGGGGCATGGGTCCCTTGGTTCTCCACGCCTTGGTTTACCGCTGCTTCTGGCCATAGGCCAAAGCGAACTTCTCCTGCGTGCTCATCTTGGCTAGGTCTTGGCCGTGGGCCGTGCGCACGTCGCGGCCAGGCGCCATGCCGCTGCCGCTGCCGTACTTCGGCTTGAACAAGAAGGAGTAGAGCTGGTGATCGCGTTGCTTAGAGATGAAGTCGGCGGGCCTGAGGCGCTTGCCGGATTCGCCGTCGAGCTCCCAGTCACCATTGGAATCGACAACACCAAGCGTGCCGTCGGTGGGATCGATCTTGAACCGGCCGCCCAGGCGATCCCAGAACATGTCGAAGGCGCTCACGCCGTCTTCGCCCACAACCGCTAGGCCATCGTTCGCCAGGAACACCTTTTCCAGCGCGTAGCGCTGGCGGGTGGTCTCCAGATCACGGATGGCGCGCTCACGCTCGGCCAGGGCTTCCTGCAGCTTGTTGCTGTACTTCTGCTCGGTCTCGCGCAGCTTTTCGGTTTCACGGGCCTGAGCTTCAGCCGCGAGGCGCTCGGCCTCAGCTGCACGCTCCTGGGCCTTCTTGTAGGTCTCAGGGTCGAGGTCCTTCACCGCTTCGTAGCGGCGTTCGGCCGCTTTCTTGGCCTTCTCGTATTCGGCGCTGATCCGGCGCTCGTTTTCAAGCGCACGCTTCAGCTTCTCAACATCACTAAGGCCTGCCTCGTCCTGGCCGGAATCTGCAGAGCCTGAAGCTCCGCTCGATCCGCCAGCGCTGCTGCCACCGCCACCGGAACTGGTTTCATCCAGGCCATCACTGGCCATCTGCTGCTGACCCATCACCGAAGCATCGAGCTCCGGGAAACGCTCAAAGCGCTTTTGCATGAACTGGTCGGGGCTCACCCCCGCCATGAGACTGCGGCTTAGGTTTCCGAACTCCTGCTCAGTCGTTTCGTCAGGCTCTGACGCTCAGAGCGCTTGGTGGCAGCCATCCGGTTGGCGGCAACGCGCATCTGCAACCGTTCCATCAGGTCGCCGTAATCCTCCTGGACCTGCTCCTGGGGCTTCTGGTCAGCCATAGCTATTCCGCGATGTAGTAGCTGCTGGAGTAGGCATAGCCGTATCGGCTCGGCCTTGGCGGTGACTTGGGGTCATAAACGCCGCCGACACCCCAGGCGATGTTCTCCGCGTCGACATCAGGGATGGGGATTAGTTCCTCCTTCAGCGTCGGGTTCTGGAGCTCAGCCACAACGGCTGCGATCCCTTGCGACTGAGGGAGTCTGCGCCGGCGCACAAAGTGCTTCTCGGCTTGCCAGTCGTAGTAGACGTCGAGGTGGTAGCTCTCTAGCTGGTCGAAGTTGAGCTGCCCGCCCTCCCAGCCTGCATCGCGGTAGCGCTTGCTCGGGAACCAGCTGGGCAAGTTCTCCCAGGTGGTCTTGTTGGCATCCTCCTCGTCGCCCATGTCGTGTTCGGTGGGCCCCTCCTCTCGCAGGATCGTGTTCGTCTTGGCGTCGATTTCCAAGAACTTCAACCGCACAAGGGCCTGCCTGCGTTCCTTGCGGTTGCCGGGCGCCAGGTAAGGGCGTGGCGAAATTATTTCGCCAGATAGATCATGCGGCGAAGTGAGCTCAGGCAAATAAACCGGGTCGTCCTTCAACAGCAGGGTCTGATACACCACATACGCGCGCCCCGCTTTTGAGCACTCCACGTACTCACCCAGGATGTCGCTGTCACCGACAAAGCCCTTGTCTGCATTTGCTGGTTGCGGCGGTGCAGACACGCCGCCTGAGGTGTTCTGCTTAATCCATTGGTTGTAGGCCGTGCTCAGGCCGTACCGGTCATCGAAATAGGTGTAGGCCATGCTCCCGGCTAAATCCGCCTTGATGTCGTCGACAGTTGGGAAGTAGTGGGTTGCAAGGCCGTAGTAGTCAACGCCGTAGCCGGTAAGGCCTGTGCCGCCTTGAACCGGGACCAGAACCATCCGCAACCCTGAGTGCGTTTCCTGGCCGTTGTCGTTGTTGGTGTAGGTGAATGTTCCATTGGCGATTGCGGAGACGTGATAGCGCTTGTTCGGCTTGCCTGTGGTGTTTAGGTGGTGAGACAGGTACAGCCAAACCACGTGGCCGACGCCAAAAGGGGACTGACTTGGCGACGAGATCGATGTCACCCCGGCTTTGGTTCCTTTTGACTGAAGGAACAGATGAACTGCGCCACCGCCCAGCGGGTACACGAGTTTGTACGCATAAGCCCAACTGGCGACGGCATGAGCGTGGCCGACCTGGTTGATCGGCATGTCATTGCCCGTGAAATCCAGAACGCGATACACAGGTGTTGTCTGCCGCCCATATACATGCGTTGTTTGAAACGCATGACTTAGCTCGGATTCAGTTTGCTCTTCTGTGTAGTAGTTGTAGTAAAACTTGTAGTGCAGCCCGTCCTCAGTAGCGCAGGGCGGTTGCTTAAAGCTCCAAAACGTGAAGTTGGAGGCTGTGTACTCCGAAGCACCTGTCGACCCAGGCCCTGTGTCCTTTCGATAGGACGCCAGTTGCGCCATGAAAGGCTCGCCGCTGATCGATGGGCTGCCAGTTACTAGCGAGAACCCATGAAGGGGCTCAAGCGTGACGCCGTTCAGCAGGTCGGCGGGCAAATCCCAGGCCCCATAAGACCAGGAGTCGATCACCGTCGGGCCGTCCTTCCCGAACACGTGGACCTTGCAGGGCTTGATGTATTGCGTTCCCTGGGTCTGCCAGTCCGGCGGGTCGACGCCATAGGGGCGTGGGCCATACCACCACGCCGCCATGGTGAGGAAGTAGCCCGGCGCAAACTTGCCTGTTGCTGCCGGCTCTGGCCTGGCGTATTCATCCGGCCTGGCGCCAAAGCGCTGCCGTTGCGGTCTTGGCCGCACCGACGCCGTCTGCGCCTTCTCGTCTTGGTTTTGGAGGCGTGCGCGGTTGGCCAGAATCCGCTCTTTGACCAGCTGGAAGATCCGGTTCGGGACGGCCTGGAGCTCGACCAGCGTGGCCATCAGTCGTCCTGAATCAGGCGGAACTTGTACCCGATGCTCTGACTGGCCTGCAGCAGCACCGCATCGGATTGCCGCATCACGCTGTGGGGGTAGGCAGCACCGCCAATCGAAAGGATCACCACGTCATGGGTGTAGCCCGTGTCGAGCCCTGTAAAGCTGGCCTCGATCGCCGGGATCTCGTATTGCGCGTTGGCTGTGCTGTAGCTGCCCACTGCCACGGTGCCGGTGACCGGGGCATAGCCTTTCTCCTCCGCCAGCTCCAGGGCTTCCCACTCGGCCAGAGTGCTGGTTTCGTCCAGCGTGGCGTTCGGGTCACTGACCAGAAACACCTTGTAGGCCTGGCCTTCAAAGGCCAGAGCCGCCTGACGCTCCAGTTCCTTCGGTGTGATCGTGACGGTCAGTGCCATCGTCAGTCGTCCTGCACAAGGGAGATCAGATAGGTCCGGCTGCCGCCGTCAAGGATGGTGATGGCTGGGTCCTCCACCTGTATCGAGTGCAGGTAGCCGCCCGCGCCGACCTTCACGCAGATCGTGTCGAAGACGATGTCACCACCTGCAGCACTGAACGAGGCAACGAGCGGCGCTACTTCAAAGCGTGTTGAGGTCTGGTTGTAAGCGCCAAAACCGACCGTGCCACTCGCCGTGACATAGCCGTTGCCAGCTACCTCGATCGCCTTCCACTCCGCGTAAGTGCTGGTGGCATCCAGCGGTGTTGGCTGAGTGCTGTTGGAGACCAGGAACACCTCAAATGACTTGCCTTGATAGATCAGGCTTGCCTGGCGCTCAAGCTCGCCCGGCGTAATCGTGACAGTCAGCGTCATGCGTAGTCGTCCTGAACGAGGGTCAGGCTGTAACTCTTGGCCTGGCCAGAAGCGAGGCTGATCGAGGGGCTCTCAACCGTGATGCTGTGCAGGTAGTCCTCGCCGGTGAAGTGCATGCACACCGTGTCGTAGGCCAGGGTGCCGCCGCTGGCCTGGAAGGTGGCCACGATCGCCGGCATCTCGTAGCGCTGCTCTGCTGTGCGGTAAGTGCCAGCGGCCACCGTGCCGGTGATTGCGGCATAACCGTTGCCGCTCACCTCGGCCGCAAGCCAATCACTGGCCAGGGACTGGGCAGTCAATGAACCCGGGTTCACGGCCAGGAATAGCTTGTAGCCCTTGCCCAGGTAGGCCAGGTTGGCCTGCCGGGCGAGCTCGAACTGGCTGATGGTCGTCGTGTAGGGCATCGTCAGATCAGGGTCAGGACGCCCAGGGACGCATTGAAGTCAACGAGGAACGACTCTCCCTCGCTCAGGGTCACATTGCTGCCGTAGTCCCAGAAACCCACCAGGTGGCCACCGGAGGTCACGTTGTAGAGACAGGCCCACCTGAAGGGCCCAATTCCTGTGGCGTCATCGGCGGCTGTGGCTGTCCACGACGATGGATCCGACAAGATCAGTCGATAGGTCCCCGAGGTCTGAGCGCTCGATGAGATCACGGCCGTGTTGCCACCAGCCACGTAGCCGTTTTTGGCTGTGATCTCGGTGAGCTCCGACACGTTGGCGGCGCTTGCAGCAGGCTGAGTGTTGGTCAGCATCACCTTCAGGGTGTGACCGCCGCTGACGGTCAGCACGTGCGTTCCATGGGCCAAGGCCTGGACGAAGGGCTGGAACTTCTGAAAGGTGGCCATAAGCCGCGTGGTTTGGCCCTAGCTTTCCGGCGCGCCTATTCAGCCGACCTGCCGAATGGGCTTGCGGTAGGACGGCCGCATGGGGAATGGCGCCGACCCTTTGGGCTGCAGCCTTCCATCGTTGGTGCGCTCAGCCACGTTCCTGAACTGCGGATGCTTGCTGATGTCATTCAGCGTTAGGAAATCGCCTGATGCAGGGCTGTAAAACCAGTCCCAATAGGCAAAGTCGCCCGGCAACTGAACGAAGAACGGCTTGATCGATGTGACATCGCCTGCGGGGCGGGTGTAAGCACTCCAGGGCATGGTGTTAGCTGTAAACGACCCACATGTCGTTGTAAGACATGTTGACCGCATAGCGGCCGTCATCCAGTTGGAACCACTTACCAAAACCGGCGTTCGTGCTGCAGCGGTAGAGCCCATCCGATGCGGCGATCACACGGCCAGTGAACTTCTGGCCAGCCAGTGTTGGGGCGCTCGTGGCATTGACGGCGTAAATCCCAAAGCGCTCCGCGTAGACCGATGCAGCGCCTGCAATGCCGCCAGCAAAGTTGCGTCGGGGCGTGGGGTGCACCGGCATGAAGTAACTGGTGATCCAGGTGCCGCCATCATTGAAGGCTGAGGCCCAGTTCCCGTTGTTGTCCTTGAAATAGACGAACGAGTCCGAGTAACTGGTGCTGTTGTTCAGCTTCCAGCCAACAGCAAAGAACTCCTCTCCATCCACCGTCTCCGAAGCGACTAGGAACTCTGCTGTGTACCCAGATGTGTACCAGGCGATGGACGTATCGGCCGAGTTGCCACCGGAGCTGGCGCCGTAGCCGCCATTGGTGCCGTTATCGGTGAATCCTTCCGAGAAGGTGCTGTTGATGTTGGTCGTGGAGCTGGAATAGAAGCGGTGGTAGAAGGTCTTTTTGTAGGTGCTCCCAGGGATCTCGCGATCATCGATGAATCCCACCACCCAGCCGAAATAGTTTGCAGCGGTGCTGCTGCTCGGCGTCTTAAGGATCGAGACCTGCTGGTCCGCGTTGCTGGGGTTGGCATTCACCGCTGTCACCCAGCCCTGCAGCAGATCGTTGATCTGCATTGGGGGGTTATCGGCGCTCGCGTTGGACCAGGCGTAAGACGCCGATGCCCAGGTCTGATAGGAAAGCGTGACGGCCATGGTCAGCTGACCGCCTCGTAGTTGACGGTCAGATGCACCTTGTCGACATCCGACGCTGACGCATGAAGGGCGTCGCCTTCTTCCAGGTAGATGTACTCATTCTTGTCGCTCGCAATTAGGGAGGTCCCTGCGCTAACCGAGCCACTTTTGAGGAAGTAGATCGTCGAGGCACCACGCACCAGCGCAATCGAGACGGTAGCTGCTGTGGTTGAGATGTTGCTTGCCCGGACGGCGTTGACCTTCAAGACCAGCCCGCTCTCAGCTGCGTTGCTGATCACGGCCGCAAGGGTCGTGCCAAGGCTGACAGCTTCGGTCTTGCCGATCACCGATACCGGTGACCTGAGGTTTGGCGCCGCCATGGAACAGCCAGAGGTGCCCCAGCTTTCCTAGCTGGCCCAGGAATCAGGCAGGTAAGCCGCCACCCAGAGGTAGTGCTGATCGCCCCAGTTGGTCCAGTAGTCGCCGCCTGGGCCGGCCAGCAGTGCTGCCTGCCCGGTCAGCAGCATCTGCGCCGGCTCGGTCGTCAACGGGATGATGGCCGACCTGAACAGCGCAGCGGCCTGGCCTTCCAGGGCGACCTCGGCGGCAACTGCATCAATGGCTCGGCCCTTCCAGAGGATCGCCTCCTGCCCGCCAACGCTCACCTCAGCGCCCTCTGCGGCCAGTGGGCTTCGGTTGTAGGCCAGCACTACCGGAACCTCCCCGACCTCAACGGCGCCGGGCTCAGCGGCCATGATCCGGTTGCGCTTGCTGCCGGCTGCGATGCCCGTCGCCCCGAAGGCGCCTGGCTCCAGGTAGGCGGCGTAGATCACCTCATCAGGGCCGTAGCCGCCCACGGCGATGTAGAGCCACTCCTGCCCCTCGTCGCTGAGCTTGTTGGCCCAGTCGAAACCGGCCCCCGTGAACGTGACTGAGGCAATGGTTGTGCTGAAGGCGACGGCGTTCGTGTGGATCTCAAACGCACCGGTGGCCAGGCACGTCTGCTGACCGAACAGCAGCCAGGATGACGAAGCGGTGATGCACTTCATGATCACCATCCGCACCGGGAAGCCTGTGATCACCGCAGTGGTCGTAGCGCCCTGGGACGTGACGCGCCCGATCTTGCAGGAGCCAGGGACGTTGGCGAAGGCCCAGCCGATCATCGTGCTGTTGGGGCTGCCTTTGCCGTTGTTGTTCATGTAGACGCAGTCTTCGTCTGCGACTTTTGCCTTGTAGTAGTTGTTGTAGTTGTAGTTGAGATAATCGGCCGTCAGGTAGGCAGGGTTGACGCCGGTGTTGCCGAAGGAATCCTTCCTGGCCAGCTCCATGTAGTAGTTGCCCTTGTAGCCAGCCCAGCTGGAACCCCACACCTCTCCTAGATCGATGTCGGCGCCCAGAACCTCGCCGGCAACGCTGATCGGGTTCCTGAGGTTGTTGTTGACGTAATAGCGCTTGGCAAAAACGATCTGCGGCTTGATCTTGTTCCCTTCGCGGTCTCTAAGGCCGTGGCCAACAGGCATGCCGATGGCGTCGTTATAGTCCGCTGCTGGCTTGCCCACCCAGGCAAACGTGGAGAAGCCCCAGTTGCTCGTGACGTTCCAGCAGTCAACACCTCCCCTCAAGCTGCCTGCCGTGTTCAGCCGTGGGGCTCCATTGCCACCTAGCACCCAGGAGAAGATGTTGTTGCAGGTGCCGCTTGTGTTGATGTTGACGTTGGCATCAGTGCCGAGCTTGTAGTAACCAAGGCCATATTCAGTAAAGCCTTGTGCGACAACAGAAGCTGAGTAGTCGAAGACGTAGCCAAGACTTGCGTATTTGGGCGCGTTCTCGGCGCCGCCATTGACGTCTGTTGCCTGGCCAGCTCTGTTGAAGACTGATGCGCCAAACCAGGCGTAGAGCTGATAGCCCGTCCCTGCCTTGTGGATGATGAAGGCTGGATACACGTTCGGGGTGCTGATGGTCCGAGCGGTTGTGTTGCCCTGAAAGCTCAGCGCCGTGAAGAACTGCGTGGGTTTCTCCTCGATCCCTGCCTTCACCACCGCCGACACGCTGAGCTCGGCCTCCACCACAAGCCGCGCCAGGCTGGCCCTGCTGATGTCGTGGGCATAGACGCCGGTTGCGTTGTCGACGTGGTAGCCGCTGTTCACCACCCATTGACTGCCGGTGGCGTCACCGACAAAGACGTAGCTGGTGTTGGCCGTCAGGGTCGCTGTGGCATAGGCAGTGCTGGCGCTGGCCAGCGTGAGGTCGCTCGACTCCAGCCCAGCCGTAACCACCGAGCCGATGCGCACTTCGATCAGCTGCGTGCCGTCCTGCATCGGATGGAAGAACGTGGCCTCCCACACCACCGTTGCGGGGTCACCAGCGGCGCCCCCGTAGGGCCTGAGCTCGGTGCGCAGCCGGACATAGTTGGTGCCCTGCTGCACGGCGATCAACCGCGCTTCATAGTCACCAGCGCCCACCAGCAGCTTGGGGTTGGCCGGGTTGGTCAGGCTTGGCGAATAGGTGACCGCTGCGGTCTCAGGCACCGCCACGTAGCCGTTGGTGGTCAGCAGCCCTCGGTAGTAAGACGTGCCACTGAGCGTCAGCCAGTCCTTGAGCAGGAAGGAGAAGCCTTCCTCGTCGTCCCAGTAGCCCGCTGTTGGCTCCCAGTGCTTGACCTGGTACTCATCCAGAGCCGTCAGCGAGGCCACGGCGCCAGCCCCAAGCACCGGTGCTGCACTGCCCTCCACTACCGTCAAGGGCTCAGGCGGAGGGGGCGGCTGGTCGTTGATCTCTGTAAATGCCCTGGCGTAACTGGCCAGGTAGTCGACAGGCACCGTGTAGACAGCTGCTGTAGCCCCTGCCCTCGTCTGCAGCTCTTCCTCGTACTGGCCTGCATCGAGGCTGTACTGATAGAAGTAAACCCGCAGCTTTGATCGTGAACGCAGCGACGTGTCGGGCTTGAGCGCGTAGGGCTCAACCGGCTTTGTGAAGACTTGATCCGTGACTAGGTCGTCATCGTCCTCAGAGGGCAGCGTTCTGAAAAATGCGCTCGGATCGTCCTCATCCAGATCCGCCGGGATGGCGACTGTGTTGGCTGGCGCGAAGGTTTCGTTGTCGACTGCGCCTGATACCTGCTGCAGACCCGTCAGCGGGACCGGGAGGCGAACCCAGCTTGCGGGATCGATTGGCGGGGTCATGCTTCAAGCCGTCCTGGCCACAACGCCAGCCAGCAAGAGGTCTGAGCTGACAACTATCCCCATGTTTCCGAAGGCCCAGGCTGTGCCATTCATCCGTGTCTGGACTCGCAGGCCGCCAGCGTTGAGGTACAGGGGGGCCAGGGGCTGCGTGCTGACCTTCTGCACGGCTGTGGTCACGTTGAACCCAAAGGAGTTGGCAGCCTTCAGCGCATTTATGGTCTCGCCGTACTTTTTGGCGGCCTGGGCAGCGTTCCCGGCAACCAGTTGACCGTTGGGCCCGTAGTAGTCATCTGGCGGGAACGGCATGTCGTACTGCGCCACGGATGACGTGCCACCGCCACCGCCACCGCCGCCGCCGGATGGCAGCTCATCCACCCAGTCGGGGGTGCCATCGTTGTTGGAGTCTTGGTTGTAGTCCTGCCAGTCACCATCCACAAGGTTGGCCCATTCCGGCACGCCAGTGTCAGGGTCGACGCCGGTGTAGTCCTGCCAGTTGAAGTCGTCAGAGCCAAAGTCAAAACCACTGGACGCATCTCCGGGGTCACCCTTGCCGTAGTCCTCGGAGCTGTAGACATCGCCTGACCCAACCTCGTCGGGGTCGACGTCGCCATCACCTGCCTTGATGTCGTCCTGTGCAATCTCCTCGTCGCTCGGACGCCCCGCGACCTGTAACCGCCCGGTAGAGGTTCGAGTCTCTGTCCCATCAAACTTGAGGTTTAGAGCCGAATCGATCACCTCCCAGGTCGGGTTGCCCGTGCCGTCTTCCTGGCGCAGCATTTCAGAAGCTGCTTGCTGACCCTCTTGAGTCAGGCCGTAGGCAAGCCAGCGACTGGTCTTTGTCCTTGTGTAGTCGCGCCACGTTCTGATGCCGTTGTAGAGGTCGATCGTCTTGTTCCCCTGCCACCAGTCGTGCTGCACACGGGTCTCTTGAGAGACCAGGTAGCTGCCGGCTGACAGGCTTTCACCATTGATCGGGCCGTAATCACTGATGTTGAGCGAGCCAAGTAACTCAAGGAAATCGATCTCTTCGCGCGTGTATTCGGTGTAGAGCTGAGGTCCGTCACCCTCAAAGACCAGGTATTTGTACTCTGTGCGTGAATACTTGTAGATGTCGCCCGATGGCAGGCCATGGCCGTTCTCAAGACTCCATTTCACCAGCGACCCATTGATGGAAGCGATGGTGTCCCGCGTCCAGGTCTCCTTGATGGCGGTCACCCACTGGCCATCAATCTTGCAATACTCTCTGCCGTTTTCGGTCCATCGTTCGCTGATGTACTCGATGTACTGGAACGTCGTTAGGGTTTCGGACCACTGGGTAGAGGTCAGCTTGGCTATCTTCCGTTCGTACTGGTCGTTGGCGTTTTTGATTGTGTAGACGATGTTAATCGTGCGCGCAGCGCTGATGGTCTTGTCGTAAGTCCAGTCTTCGAGTGTCATTATTTGTTCCTCTTCCCTTTGCGGGTTGTGGCTTCATAGCTCACCAGAACGGTGTCAGATGGCTCATCACCCCCGGCGATTGGCTCCAGGTCGATCAGGTCAGAATCTTTAAGCGTCGGCCCTGGCTCTGGCGCTGCGATTGCAATCCTCTTGACCACCAGGCGCTCTTTCGCGTTCAGGCGGCCATACATGCAGTGGCTTTTGAGCAGGTCACTGATCACTGAGACGTAACCGCTGCTGAGATCAATCTCCTTGCGACTGAAATAGAACGTCAGCTCCTCGGAGTTCTTGGCGAGCTTGATGCCGATCTTTTGGAGGCAATACTCCAGAAGCAACTGTGCGCTGATCGGCGGCGGCGGCCACGTCGTCACATAGTTTTCTGAACTCTGACCATTAGGAAGGTCGATCGGCTGACCAGAGAACACTGGCACGATTGTCCCGCTCCACCAGTCGGGCGGATGATCAGCTGCTCTGAAGACGTCGGCCACCTTTCGGCTTTCCATCAGGGCCAGCTTGCAGCCGACTTCCACCGCCGTCTTGTTGCGATAGGGATCGGCTGTGCACTTGAGCACCCGCAGCGGGCGCGGGAAGCGCGTCACTGTGCCGAACTGGTCTTGCTTGTAAGCCAGCTCGACACGCTGACCACGCGCGAAGTTCTTGACCCCACTAATCGTCAGATCGCCTTGAACACGCACGATCCCACTGTCTTGCAGCAAATCGTCGCTGACCGATCCTTCGACGATGCGGCCGAGGCTGCAGATCATCTTGGCCCGGACGTCGATTGTCATGGCACCCTCCAGAGCTCAAGGTCGATGGTGCAGCGCGTGACCATGGCGCCATTCACAAGGACGCGACGTCGGCTCATTTCAGGTGGGCGGATCGGATACCACTCACCGGTGACAGGCTGCGTCAGCGCAATGGCCTCGTACCAGGTCTGCAGCGCACTCCAGCCCGCTTCATCGGTGTAGCCGTTGAGCTTCTTGGCCCTGATCACACCGATCGGGCCGTTGAGCACCATCGAGCCTGATGCGGTGCGTTCTCCTTCCGGGCCCCAGCCGTAGCCGTCGGGGTTCTCAAGCAGGGTCAGTGTGACGCCGCCGACGGTGTAGGTGCCATTGATCGAGGCCTCATAGTCTTCGGCCTCCACAGAGCGCTCTTGCTCGCGCTTCAGAGCCTCAAGCGCCTCCGTGGCATCGATCAGCTCGAAGCCCACGCTGATGTAGGCCCCTGCGGCATCGCCTGTGGGGGGAGCCGTAAACCAGCAGGCGACGTTGCTCCAGCTCTTGCCGGCTGCGGTGCCGCTGAAGCTGACCGTCGATCCCACCGCCAGGGTGGTCAACGTGTCGTCATCGGCCTTGCGGCTGTTGCGCCAGGACTCGAAGATCCCCAGCAGGGTTAGCCAATCAGCCGGCCGCACCAACCCTTCAACGTTCCACCGCCTGGGGGCCAGGCCTGCGACGGTGTCGACCTCTGAGTAGCCATAGGGCTGAGCCTGCAGGCTCTGAAAGGTCAGGGATCCGAGCGTCACTGTCATCGGATCACCTCATGCGGTTCAGGGTGTTGAGCTGTGTGGCGCCACCGGCGTCGTTGCGGACCCGGACCTGAACGTTCCAGTCCTTCTCCACCAAACGATCAACGCTCTGCTGAAGCTTGCCGATCGCCACGGCCTGCCGTGCAATCACAGCGGCCTGATCACTGTTAGTGCGTGCTCCAGCGCCCACCAACCGGCGGCCGCTCACCGCGCCAGTGGCCTGGCCACCAGGAGTAAAGACCCCCTTCTCCTTGAGGCCTTCAGTCACACCAGCCGGGATCACCACGCCGCTGGTGGGGGGCGTCCAGATCGTGTTGGCCGGTTTGTTGATCAGCGATAGCCGGCCGCTGCTGCTCAAGAACGCCTCTTGGCCCAGCTCGTTGATGCGGTAGGGCTGGCCGCCTTCCACCGGACCACCGGACCACCTGCTGCCGGGCAGACCTGAGGCCTTGGCCAGCCAGTTGTAGAAGTTCTGGGCGGCAGAAGCGGCCTGCTGCATCGCGTTGCGCAGTCCACCGGCCGAACCTGACGCCCGGCTGAGGTTGGCAGCCATCTGCGCTGTCGCCACCGTGGTGGCGTCCTGCGCGGCTTGGCCCAGGGCCTGATTGATCGGCTGCAGGCTGCCGGGGTTGGCGTTCTTGCCGATGTTGCCCGTCTGCACAGCGGCTTCACCAGCTTGCTGCCGTGCGGCATCCAACTGTGTGGCCACGCCATTGGCTGCTGTGCCTGCTGCGTTGAGACCCGAGCCGATGTTGTTGGCGTTGGTGGCTGCTGCGCCGGCGTTATTGGAGGCCTGGTTGAGGTTGTTGGCCACGCTGCCGGCTGCATTGCCGGCGGCTGTGAGGTTCGAGGCGGCAGTGTTGGCGTTAGCGGCGGCCTGGCCCGTGGAGTTGCTGGCGTTGGTGACGTTCTGCTGGAGCTTGAATGCACCATCGGCGCCCTGGGCGAAGGAATAGCCCGCTGCGGCGGCCGCTTCCTTCATGGCCTGCGTCGGTTGGACGGAATTGCCGACCTCCAGGTTGATGCCCTTGGCAGCACCCTCGGCCTTGGCCATGTTGATGGCCTGCTCATTGGTGAGGTTCTTGAGCAGCGTTTCCAGCGGAATGGTCTGATCGAGCAGTGCTTTCTCCTGCTGGGCCGTCGTCAGGGCTGCCTGGGCCTTGGCCAGGGCGTCAGCGGCTTCCTGCTGCTTCTTCTCGTTGCTGCCGGCCATTGCGGCCTCGTGGTCGCGCTCGGCCTGCATGAAGGCCAAGGTGGCCTGCTTCACGCTCATGTCAGCTTCGAGCTGCCGCCGCTTGATCGAGATCTCGTAGATCGCGTTCTCCAGGGCCTGCTGCGCCAGCAGGCCTTGGAACTTGGCCTCCAGGGCCGCTTTCTCCTGCGACGCCAACCGGCTCTCAATGTCGTACTTCTCCTTCAGGGCCTGTTGCTCCAGGTTGCGGATCACGGCCTCACCGGCGCCGGCGTCCTTGGCCTGCTTGATACGGAAACTCCAGTACTTGTCCAGTTCGTTCAGTTCGTAGGAGGCCCGAGCCTTGACGATCGCGAAACGGCTCTCCTCCAGCTTCAGCACCGCCTGGCCGACCTGCACGATCTGGTCACCAGCTGCGTTCTCCAGCTGCACAGCAGAGGCCTGCTCCGCCAGCTTCTGATACTGCAGCGTCAGCGTGGCCAGCCCGTACTGGAGCTCCAGGGCCTTGTCCTTGACCACGCCGGTGCGGACCGCCTCTTCCTGCAGCTTCTCCAGACGCTGGGTCGCCGTCTGGTTGAGGGCCTCGGTGTTGGTGGCCAGGGCCCGGTAATACTCCGCCAGGCGGCCGTTACCGGATTGCTCCTCTTGCTGCGCCAACAGGGCCAGCGCTGACTTGAACTCGGTGGTGGCAACAACTGCCTGAGAAAGAATCCCGACTTGCTTTTGGTAGACGGTGCTGAACGCCTCCAGCTGTGCCGGGTTGAGCTGCTCGGTTGCCTTCAGTGTCTCGAAGTAGTGATCAGTGGCCGTGACGGCCTTGCTGACCTGCTCTTCCAGCTGCTCGAACTGATCAGAGGCCTCGATGATCGCCTGGTTGTCCTTGGCCTCCTTGACGCTTTCGTCGTAGGCCTTCTTCAGGTCCCCGAGGGTCTGTACCAGCTGCCTGATGCCGCTCACGGCCTGGCCCAGACCGGTGAACTTCAGGGCCGTGATCATGGCCTCACCAGCCTTGGCGACAGCTGAACCGACCACCGGGATGTCCTTCAGGCCGAGCACAAATTCCCGAGCGCGCTCCTCGCCCTCAAAGAAGGCACGCTTCAGGCTCGTGAGCGTTTCAGCCACAGGGCCGCCCTGCCGGCCGAAGTCGGTGAAGCCGATCCCGGCTTCCTTCATGGCCTTGGCCAGGCTGTCAACGCTGGGCTGCAGCGTTTCCGTCACCTGGCGGGCTTTGCCCATGATGTTGTTGTACTGAATGGCTGCAGCAGCCACAGCCGCCACCGCAGCTGCCAGCGCCAAGGTGACCGGACCACCAACCGATGCACCGGTGATGAAGGTGGCGAACTGACCGGCCGAGGCCTGGATCGCAGCGCCAGCGGCCTTAAAGCCGAGCGCGATGTCCTTGCCAGAGAGGGTGCCAAGACGCACCAGCACGCTCGACAGATTGGTGCCGGCCTTGGCGGCGGTGTTGGCGCCGGCCGTCATCCCCTGCTGCAGGACCTTACTGGCCCCCGTCAGCCCGACTTCAGCCAGCTTGGAGTTGTTGGCCACACCCATCATCCGGGTGCCGAAGTTGGCAGCTGCCACGGCCGCATCAAGCGAACCTTTGCGCACCAGCGCCAGACCCTTCTGGGCCAGGCCGATCAAGCTGCCGGTGCCGCTGCCTGCAGCGTTGACGATCGCCTTGCCAAGGCCCTGGATGCCCTGGATGGCCTGCTGCGCATTCAGCGTCCGCAGGCCCGTGCTGATCTGCTGCAGCGCAGCCACAGCAGCCTGACTCCAGCCCTGCTTAGCAATCGCGGCCGCAAACGACGCCCAGGCCGTCTTGGCTGCACCGAGGTCTTTCAACAGTGAGACCTGCAGGTAGCGGGCTAGCACCTTGATCTCGGCGATGGCCGACTGGACCATGTCCATCCGCATGGCGCGGTTGAACGCCACTGCAGCGACCTTGGCGGCCACGTAGGCGCCGACCAGCAGGGTGAGGGCAGCAGCCAGGGTCTTCACCGGCGCCGGAAGCGCAGCAACGATCCCCAGCGCCAGGTTGGCGGCATTGACGAACGGCGTCAGGGCCACCGAGATGACCTTGCCGATGCTGTTGCCGATCACCCCCAGCGAGCCCTCCAGCTGCATCAGGGCCAGCTCGAAGCCGAGCATCCCGTCACGGGCAACGTCCGTCGCTCCGCTGGAGTTACGGATGACGTTGAACATGTTGTCGATGCTGTCGGTGCTCTGGTTCAGCACCGCCAGGAACTTCGAGCCGGCCTCATCACCGAAGATCGCGCTGACCAGTTCAACCTTTTCTGCAGTGTTGAACTGATCGAGTGAACTTTTCAGTGTCTTGAGGACCTGATCCAGCGGCAGCAACTCACCGTTGGCGTTGGTCACCTCAGCCCCGAGCGCCTTCATCGCGCCAGTCAGCTGTTCTTGCCCCCTCGACAACCCCAGCGACTCACCGGTGGCGCCGGCGGCCGCCTTTTGCAACCGCTGCAGGCCCGTTCGCAGGCCGGTACCAGCCACAGAAGCCTGGATGCCAGCATTGGCCATCAGGCCAGTGGTTGCGGCCAGATCTTCCAGGCTGATCTTCAGGGCAGCGGCAATCGGCGCGGCGTACTCGAACGTGTACCCCAGGCCTTCGACGCTGGCGTTGGAAGCGTTGGCCGTCTTCACCAACACGTCGACCACCCGGCTGGTCTGATCGGTCTCCAGCTGGAAGCCCCGCAACGTGGCGCCGACAATGTCGCCCATGTTCTGGAACGCCGTGCCGGTGGCCTCAGCACCACGCACCACGCCCGGCAGCGCTGTCTCCACCTCCGAGACGCTGTAGCCGGCCCGCACCAGCGATGTGGCCAGCTCCGCCACGTCTTGCTGCGTGCCAGCAGCCTCGATGCCGACCACGTCGATCACCTGCTGCAGGCGCTCGTACCCGCCGACCTCCTCAGAAGCTGCAGCGGCCTTGCGGATCTCGGTATCCAACTGGGTGAAGCCGCCCAGCATCCCCTGCAGTGCCGCCCGGGCCTGGCCGATGGCACCGATCAGCTGGTTGGTGAGGGAGAACGCCAGGCCGGTGACGATCCCATTCAGCAGCGTGCCGTTCTTACTGGCGTTGGTGAACGACGATCCCAGCGCCGTCATCCCGGCAGCGCCCTGGCCACTGGCTGCCTGCAGGTTGGAGAGATCAGCCGCTGCCTTGTTCAGCAGTGGGTTCAGGTCCCGGAGCTTGTTCAGCTCGGCCTCAGGGATCAGTCCACCATTGGGGAACTCGAACTGCAGCTTGGTGCTGTTGAAGACGATCCCGACTTCTCGGGCGGCCTTCTGGGCCTGATTAACGACCGAAACGAAGATCGCCTGCTGTGCGCTCACGCCCTGGCCGATCCCCTGCCCCATGGCGGTACCGCTGGCGCGGCCGCTCTGGCCGGCCTGGCCTTCGGTCTGGGCAAAGACGCGCTTGAACTGCGCCGGCAGGGTGTTGCCAACCCCGGTGCCGATGCTCGTGCCGATGCCACTACCGATCGACGTGGCAGAGCTCTGCGCGCTGCTGCCGGCAGCCTGCACAGCCTTGGTGAAGGACGGCGGCAACAGGCTGAGCAGGCCCGATCCAGCTGATCCAGCCAGCGCCGTGCCGAGCTTCTTGCCTTCCGCGTCGGCCGTGCTGCTGCCAGTGCTCAGCGACTTCTGAATCGCCGGCGGCAGGGCGCTCAGCAGGCTGCCGCTGGCGCCGCTGGCCAGATTCGAGCCGACCTGCTTGCCCGTGGCCGATGCCGACTGCGCGCCGGTGTTCAGCGCCTTGCTCAGCGCCGTGGGAATGGCGCCAACCTGCCCGCTGACGCCAGAAACCAGGTTCGAGCCAATCTGCTTGCCACTGGCGGCCGCCGCAGATGTCCCCGAGCTCAGCGCCTTCTGCAGCGTCGACGGGATCGTGCTGCTGACCTGGTTGCCAACGCCGTTGGCGAGGCTCTTACCGATGGCGCTACCTGAGCCGGATGCGCTGGCCTCCACCTGGCTCAGCGCCTTCGAGAGGGTGGAGGGGATCTCACTACCCAGGCGACCGGTGACGCCCTTGCTCAGGCTGTCGCCAACCCGTGATGCCGTCGCGCCGGCCTGGCTTTCAAACTGCTTGAGGCCCTCCAGTAGTTGGCGAGGGTCAAGCGAGCCCGTGATGACGAAATCGGCCACCGCTTACACCTCCGCAGGAATCACCACCGCCGGGTTGCCCCAGCGCAGAACGGCCTGGGCCAGCCCGACGGTCGTGCCAGGCAACGTCACGTCAGACCAGCTGGCACCCGGCAACAGGGCCACCAGCCGCTGCAGCACTGCCTCGTACTGCCAGTCGCCCAGCTCCATCGGCTCCCACTGCGTCACCGTCAGCCGCCATGTCGGGTTGAGCTGCTGCTCACCCGTGGACCACAGGACGGTGCTGCTGCCCACTTGACGGCGGATCACCACCTCGACGCCGAAGGGCTCCACACCTGGCGGCATGGATTCCGTTGGCCACAGCACTGCCAGCGCCGGCATCTGAGAGCCATCGGCGAGGCGATAGCTACCGAGGAGATCACCCAGCTCAGCATCCGCCTCAAGCCAGTCGTAGATCTCCTGCGCGCTGGTGGGATAGGGGCTGGCCATGCCCCAGGTTTCCGCTCGGAAAGCTCATGCAACCTTCGGGGCTGCCGTGATGGCCTGCCGCCAATGCCAGCGCTGCGGCGCCCGATGGATCGACGGCCAGCTCTACTGGGCCACGGGCAAGCCCGGCACTGATCTGGACCTGGCGGGCCTGGTGTGCAACACGGTGAACGACCCCAGCTGCCCCAACCCATGCAAGGGCCTGCCAGGTGGTGACACCTGGGCCAAACGCGCCGGCCGGATCGATGCCTTCATGGAAGCGTTCGAGGATCAGGTCAAGCGCGCAGAAGAACGCTGATCAAGGGTCAGCCTTTCGTTCTGCCGCTCGGCTTTCGACTGACAACCAGCTTCCCGTTCTCCTCCTTCACCGTCATGCCGGCCCGCTCGGTTTGCCGTTTGAGGGAGGCGTACTTCTCGGCCACGGTCATGCGCTTACCGCTCTGCGCTGCGGGCTTTTTGGCCATGGTGCCGGTGCAATCGGCCTTAATTTGCCAACCAGCAGAAAGCCCCCACCGCAAGGGCAGGGGCAGAGTGCTGTTCTGCTACGGCGTGGAAGCTATCAGCTGCTGAAATCGAGGGCGTAGGGGCCGTAGAACTCAAAGCTGCAGCTCCAGTTCACGATCGAGCCGGCCTCGTTGCCCTCGCTGAAGTTGGTGAAACGACCGAAGCCGTACACGGTCTCAGTGGAACCCACGGGGCCGATCCGGGCGATCTTGGCCATCAGGTTCTGGCTCACCGAGTTGCGCTCACACAGGCGCAGCACCTTGTAGGCCGCATCGGTGAACTGGGCGTTGCCGGCCAGTTCGAGCACAGCGGACTTGGAGGTTGCGATCGAGGTCTCGAAACCCTGGGTCTCGTCGTCGTAGGTCAGCGAAGTCTCGCTGTTGGTGTCGGTCGAGAGGGTGGCAGCAGTCAGGCCCAGCAGCCGAAGCGGGTCGTCATCGCCATCGAGTCCCAGAGCGGTGCCGCCCACGCTGATGCCGTAGGGGGAGGAGGTTTCGGTGACTGCCGCGCTGTTCGACAACGGGCTGGTGTCATCGATGAACTTGCCAGCGCCAAGACCACCGGCACTTAGATCAGCCAGGTCGAGGCTGGTGGACAGCAGGGGCACGATGTAGACCTTGTAGCCAAAGGCCTGCGAAAAGTTGGCCATGTTGCGGACAACGACGGGTTCGCCCTTATCGGTCCTGATCGCCTGAGCCGAGCAAGTGGCTTAGGGATGCACGGCAAACCAAGTCACCACCGTGACCCGTAAGCCCTTGAGTGGCCGCTGCTATCCGCCGGGTGTTTCGTTCTGCCCCCACAACAAGCAACGGCCGTTCCAGGCACGCATCCAATGGCGCGGCAAGCGCATCAGCCTTGGCTATTTCCGCTCGATCGCAGAAGCCGAAGGCCGCCGCAATGCCGTTCTGGCCGAGATCAAACAATGGGAAGGCTCAAACCTTCCTCCGCCATCACTGCTCCAGCGGTGGCGACAGACGCAGGAACCAGCAGCTCGATCGTCTCGCCATCCTCTGAACGCAGCTGGCGAATCTGACCACCAGCCTCCGCCTCAGCAATGAGGAACCCACACCAGTGCCCTTCATCCGGTTGGTAGGGGGCCAGCAGGAGCACGTCATCGCCGATCCAGCCCAGGCGTGATGGCGTCTTCAGGGGATCGGCTGCGGCCGATAGCGGCTTGAAGAACGAGAGAGAAAACGCCGGCAGAAGCCCACGACGTTCCAGCTCCACCATCGCCGCACCTGCAGCAGCAGACGGCCGATCCTCCATGTCGACCGCTTTGAAGAAGCAGAAGTCATTGATCTCGAATGGCTTGCGCTGTTTCTTGGGGTCCCGAGCCTGGTTGGCGCTGAGCGTCGTCAGCTGGGCGATGGGGAGCTCGTAACACTGGAGTCGCTCGCGCTCTTGCCTTTCGCCGGCTTCGAGGGCGCCGAGGATGTAGGCGATGGGGTTAGATCCAAAGCGGTCTGGCCCGAACTCACTGGCTCCGGGGTAGAGGGTTCGGAGTCGCCAGTAGATCCGCCCCCAGTCGGGTTCGGAGGGGGGGTGCCAGGTGCCGGCCGCAATTTTCCCAGGTCTTCTGCCAGCTTGCGCTGCTCCTCATCAGGGTTGACCTCCTCCTGCTGGCCGGCCTCCTCTGCCTGCACGAAGCCGTAGATCGCAGCGATCAGCTGCTCACCCAGCGCCCGTGTGTCCGCTTCTGACCAGTCGGCGCAACCCTCTAGGCGGTTGGCGATCACGGCTGTGACGCCGGCGATCTGGCGCCGATCGTTCCAGGCCAGCGTTGCGTCGGACAGGGTGCTGAGACCGGCGCTGTATTTGGCGCGCACCTCCAGCTCCTTGCTGTCGAGCACCGTCGCGACGCCGAGGGAGGCCCCCAGGATCCGGGTCACCATTGTGTGAGCCTCGACGTGAGTGAATCCCTCCTCCTTGGCGATCGGCGCAGCGACCAGGGCCGATTCCTTGAACAGAGAGAAGCCCTGATCGGCCTGACGGAGCGCATCACGCTCGAACCACTTCAGAGAGCCGTAGCGGGGAAACTCCAGCTCGCCGATGTCAGGGTTTCCGACGGTGACGGTGGCTTGCTTGGGCTGAACCTTGAACGGAAGCTGTTTGCTCACGCCGCACGGGGGTCATGTAAGCCAGCTTTCCGGCTCAAACTTCCACGCTCTCAACGCCTCGAACGCCGCGATGCGTTCTGCCTCTGCCGGGCTTCATAGCGCTGCTGCAGCTCGCCGAGATAGCGGGGCCGGAATGCACGTGCTGTCCTGACGGCGCGCATTACCTCAGCGCGCTTGCCGGGCAATGCGGATCTGTATCGGGCCGCCGATTCCGGCGTTGCTGCCTGGTTGTAGTTGGGGAACCGTGATTGGGCCTGAATGCGCCGGTACTCGCTCAACCGGCCTCTCACTGCCTCGCGCGCCAGACCTTCTGTGGTGGACTTGGCGTAATACCGATCACGGCTTTGCGCCCAGGCGCCATTGCCGTTGAACGAATACTGGTTCGCGCGCAGTCGACCTTCGGCGCGCACCTGGTCGGCCGCGATGCGCATGGCACCGTTGAAGTCGACCTTCTGGGGCCCCTTGACAGCCTTCGGCGCTGCGCTGGTCGTGCCGCCACTGCTGCGGCTGCTGCCCCCACGAGAGCCGTTGCCAGCCATAAACCTGACGCCAATGCCTCAGGTTTCCCGCTCAGAGCTTCAGGGCTTTCAGCCAGACGTCCTTGAACCGCGCCGCGAAGTCATACGGCTCCACGCCTGAAATCTGCTCGGTGCCGAGCACAGCCGACGTCCAGGGCCGAGGCGGCAGGTACACCGACTTGGCCTTCTGGTTGCCGTATGGCTTGATCGTGGCCCCCTCATGCACGAACGAGGCGTAGTTAGTGGTCCAGCGGAACGTCCCCTCGTAGCCGTTCACCTGGAAGTTGTTGCTCTGACGCAGAACACCGGTATCGACGATCGTGCGCGGACTGCTCACGCTGCGGCCGTTGCTGCGCACGGTCTGCCGGGGCCAGCTCCACACCTTGGAGCCGATCGCGGCCTGGAAGCGGCCATTGAGCTCGGCAAACACCACCTTGGCTGCCGTGATCGAGGCCTCTTCCGCTCGCTGCGACAGGGGAACGTTGAACTTGACCGTGAACTTGCTCATCGGCTCTCGGAGAAGACGCCGGCAAACTTGTCCCCAGCTGCTGCGCGGAGCTTCGCACCGATGCCGCCACTGCCGTAGGGGTGGCTGATCTGGCTGAGGGTGAGCCAGCCCATCTCGGCGTCATCCACCGCCGGCAGGCCGCTCAGATCACCCCAGCAGGCCTGGAGCTTGTCGCCGGCTTGCAGGCCCTGCGGCCGCAGACCGGTCTCCGTCCACTCCCAGGTCATCCCCAGGCTGAGCCAATCCGATCCGGGCGGGAGGATGGCGTAACGCACCAGGAAGCCCGAGAGGCCGAAGGAGCCCAGGGCAAGGCCGCCGGCCTGCTGTTCACCACCACCCTCGGATGTGCTGCGGGCCCAGGCATCGATCACCACGATCTCAGTCGGCACTCGGCTGCCATCGCGGAAGTTGGGGATCGCAGCCGATCGACGCTCAAAGCGGAGCCGAAGGTTGGCGTATGGCGCAAAAGGGGAGGGCATCAGCTGCGCAGCATGTCAAGCAGCTTGCGCCTTGAGACTGGAGAGTTGGTAGCTGGCAAGCCATTGGCATCTCGCCAACGGTCATGGGCCGCCACGATTCGATCCTGGCTCGGGTTACGGGCCAAACGGGCTGATTCGGCCCCCGTCAGCCCGTACTTCCTCGCCAGAAACCTGGCCCCGGGTGGCGACGACTTCGCGACCCCTCCGGCTGACCTCCCAGAGCCCCCACGGCCGCCATTCCCAGCCATCAATCGCTCCTCTACTGCTTCAGGTTTCCGCTCAGCTGCGCATCAGAACGCCAGTGCTCTGCACGTAGTCACCCAGGCCCACGGCCTGCAGCACCTTCACCTGCAGATCAGCGATCCGCGCGCCGCTGGCACCGTTGGCCGTTGCCATCTGGCCGTCACCGGCCGTGATCCGCACCTTGTAGAGGGTCTCGATGTCGTACTGGAGCACGTCCACCTGCCGGAGCATGTCCTCCCGGGTGGGTTCCGCGCCGGGCCGCAGGCCCTCGTAGGTCTTGGCTGAGTCGAGGTGGGCGTTACCGGCTGCCACCTTGGCGGCGTAGGAGGCTTCCAGGGTGGTGGCCTCATCGATCCAGGCCCGGCACTGCGTCACGGTGGCTGGGCTGAGGGTGGCGACGCTGTTGAGCGCGCTCACCAGGTGCTGCATCCCCGATTCGGTGACGGGGATGGCGGCGTACTGGCGGATCGCCTCACGATCGGACTCGCGCCAGAGAGCGTTCAGGGGCTGAATGGCCATGGCGCCGGGTCTGATGCCTCAGGTTTCCCAGGATCAGCGCTTGACCGTCACCAGCGGCCTACCACGGCGGGCTGTGATGTCGAAGCCGGCCTGCCTAAGGCTGCGCATGTTTTGGTTGACGACGATGTACGTGAAGCCAGCGTTAATCGCTTGCTTGGCCTTCCCCCAACCTTTGGCGATCCTGTCGACCTTGGCGGTGTCACCAGCACGCTCAGCAGCCTGCAAACGCCGCGCCCATTTCATCTTTTGCTGCTGATACATCGCCTTGGCTTGCGCCGTATTCAGCCGGTCGTAGAGCTTGTAAGCGGATGCCGCTCCAGCCCTGCCACCTCCGGGCCGGTAGCTGTAGTTCCTCGTTTCACCAACAGCTCGCATCTCGCGTAGGCCGAAGCGTTCAGCGATCGATAGATCGGCACCACTAAACCCACTGGTAAGCCGGCCAGCCCGTGCCAACTGAGCTCGCTTAGCAGCTTGTGAACGGCCATCAGCAACAGCAGGATGGTTGTGGGTCAACGTGCCCCCTCGGACTGTTCTTAAGAAGTCAGTGGGGAAGCTGACGCTGTGCTGCTTCCCTTTGACCCGGACCACACGGCCATCGGGCATGATCACGATCCCGGTTTCTTTCTTCCCGTAGCGGATCTCATCCTCCAGGCTGCGCAGGAGCTTGGCCTCCGCTGATTCACCAACGCTGCCACCGGTGCCACGGCTACTGCCACCACGTTGTTTGCCAGCCCCCGCCACGGCAGCACTCCCACTGCCTCAGATTTCCGGTTCAGCGGCTGAGCTGCGACCTCAGGCTCGGGGCCCTTCGGCCTGAAGACTGCCCATAGGCCCTCATCACCTGGAAGTCATAACGGCGACCGGTGCGACGGCCTGAATAGACCTCTGCGTTGAACTCGGCCGGGTTGCTGCTGGCGTAAATACTCACCCGCCGTGCCAGATCACGGTTGCGCCATGCCTGTTTCAGCCGCCGGGCTCCAGCTCCCGGAACGGTGCTCTTCCAATCCAGAGCTTCTCTCTCACCGCCAAACATGAACCGATTAAGGCTCATCCGATCACGGGTGTGGCCGATCTCGTGATACAGCGTCGCCATCGGCGAGCTGCTCGCCAAGTGCCCGATCCTCCGGTAGTCGATCGCTCTCAAGCGTGGATTCGACCAGTAGTCAGCATCATGCGCGCGGTTGAGGCTGATCTGTTTGATGCCAAGCCCCGCTCGTGCGATGGCTTTATCGGAGGGATCGTTGTAGACGTCGACCTTGAAGCCACGGCGCTCCAGGTATCGCTGAGCAGTGGCCAGATTTTCCTCAGCGTGACCGCTGAACCGGTTGTAGGGGTTCTCTCCTCTCACGGGCCTGGCCATGGTGTTGACCGGCCGGAAGTTGCCCCGCACCTGGATTCGCTTCTCAGCAACCTGGCCGCCGGACTTGCGACTGCTACCCCCTAGCCGATTACCAGCCCCCGCCACGGCAGCGCTCCTACTGCCTCAGATTTCCGGCTGTGTCTCAGTCCTTGCCGGCCGCTCGTTTCATGCGCCGGCGCATCTCTCTAAGGCCTGCCTCCGGGCCATAGCCAGGCTCCTTGCCGGCCCTGATGGCTCTGGTGAACGGATCGCGGATCTTGGAAAGCACCCGGCCGCGAACCGCAAGCATGTTGTCGAGGCTGGAATCAAAACCAGCCGCCCGGAACGCATCGATCCGGGCTCGATCGGAACGCAGCTTGCTGTCGGACATCGTCCGGGCATAGGCCTTCTCTTCAGGGTTCAGCCGCATGGGCGATGGCGAGATCTTGCTGACTGCGCGTGCGCCACTGCTGCGAGTGCTGCCAGCGCGTGATCCATTCCCGGCCATTGGCAGCCTCCTCTACTCCCTCAGATTTCCGCCCTCAGCTAGACCGCCGGCGCTTCGGCGTGCCGTTGCTGTTATTCGGGCCAGGCCGGTAGTTGTTCTTGGCGGGCTTGGTGCGGCCGAGCAACTTGTCGCGACGGCTCTTGGCATCGTTGCCACGAGGCCAGCCAGCCAGCTGACGGCCGTAGAGCTCCTGGGCCCTGGCGCCTGCGGCCCGCCCTCGGGCTGCCACTGCTGCAGCACGCTCAGCGCGCCGTCTGATCACAGCCTTACCGCGCTCCAGCACCTTGCCGCTGTTGTAACGAAGGCTCTCACTGCCCCTGGTGATGTCACGGGCCACCATCCGGTCGACCCTGAGGCCGATCTTCTTGGCACGGCCAAGCGGTTCGCGCATGCCTTTCACTGCATCAGAGATCTGGCCGACGGCCTTGCCGATCTGGCGCTCCAGCTGCTGCTTCTGGCCTTGAGGTGTGGCCGGCCGGTACCGGGTGACCACATTCCCAGCCCTCAGACCAAAGGTGCCACCGCCGGGCTTGGCGACACGGCGCACACCATTCGCGAAACCCGTTGCGCCACCAGCTGCACGGCCCGAGCCAGACCTGCTGCCATTGCCAGCCATCGCCAATCCCCGCCTGGCTCAGGTTTCCGCCTCAGCCCTTGCCTTTGCCCTTGCCTTTCTTGTGGGCTGAGTCCTTCATCAGCCGGCCATCCGGCATGTAGTGCGACCCCTTGGGGGCAGCCTTTTTGCCGCCCCCTTTGCCGCCCTTGGAATGGCTACCCCCACATGCCATCGGTCAGGCCTCAGTAGAGGCGGGTGCGCGGGGCGACATAGCTCCGGCTGGCGCGGCCTGAGGCCACCCGAAACGCTCGCGCACTAGCCATCCCATTGGCCGTGACCCGCCCGCTGCGTTGATCGCGTGCATTCGCTGCAGTGCCAAGGCCTGCATAGGCCTTGCGGTATGCCACGTAACGCTTGCGCCCCACTCTGCGGCCAGCAGAGTTGGCCCGGAATGTGGCCTCTTCTGCTCCGGCCAGATCCATCCGTCTTGCAATCCGCTGATCCATTCGGCCTGCGCGCTGCTGTGCCTCACGGCTGGCCTGCTGGAACAGATTCACCTTCATCGCACTGGGCGGCGGGGGCGCAGCGGTACCACCTGCGCCCCGGCCGGAACCACCCCGTGAACCGTTACCAGCCATGCCCCTGAAGCGAATACCTCAGGTTTCCGATCAGTTCAGTCCTCAGCTCGCGACCATGCGGCTGCGCTTAGCGCCAGCCTTTTTCTTGGTGCCAGTCGACATCCGCTCGCGGTTGCGGAAGCCGGCCTGGATCGATTGCGGCATGCCTGTAGTCCGATCAGTCCTCAGCCCCTCGTAGAACCGCCGTGCATTGCGCGACGTGGCGTTGGTCTGCATGTCACGACGCTGGTTGGCGACCTGGTCGTAACGGGGGCGGTCCGAGTTGGCGATGTAACGCCGCACGCCCATCACGTCCTTGTCGGCGCGCTGGTACCGGCGCTCAAACGCGGCCTGGCTGACAGAGGCCATGGCCTTGACCGACTTGGGCGCTGCACTGCCCCCAGCGCTGCGACCGGAACCGCCCCGTGAACCATTGCCAGCCATGCCCCTGATGCGAATGCCTCAGATTTCCGATCAGTAGAGGCGGGTTGAAGGGAACCGGAACCCTGGGCGCCGCCGGCCAACCGTGAACAGGCCCATGTCCCGATACATCCGGGCATTTTGAGCTGTCCGAAGTGTGCGCTCAGCCCTTCTGACATCGACAGTGCCAGGGCGGCCAATCCGAGTGTTCACGGTTCGTGCAGCACGGTCCTCCATTGGCCCGGAGCGCATGGCGCCCTGGTTGTTGCGGCTTCGGGCGACCTCGCTGGCTTTCACGAACCGGCTTACCTGCAAAGGGGTAGGCCGAGGGGGCGCCGTAACACCACCGCCCATGCCACGCCCTGAGCCTGCACGCGAACCGTTGCCAGCCATCGATCAGCTTCTGCTGCCCTCAGGTTTCCGGTCAGGGCTCGAAGCGGTAGCCAAGGCCCAGTGCTCGATCAGCGCTCCAGCCAGCCTGAAGGGCCCCGATCACCGCGCGTTTCCCTTCATCGCTCATCAGCCGCGCTTCACGCCAGATCGTGGGGGTCATGCCCCGGGCCCGTTGAAAGTCCGGGTACCGGCGGATGCCAGTCGGTACCGCAGCCATGGCGCCTCTGACCATGCCGCCACTGCGCTTCCCTTGGCCGCGAGACCTGGCGCCCCAATCCTCCCCACGGGAAGGCACCTGAGCGGAGCGGATGAACTGGGCATAGCGCTGCTGCTGTCCGTTGGCTGACGAACCACTGACACGCCCGCCGACGCTGCGAGACGAACCAGCGCGCGATCCGTTACCTGCCATCCAGCCCCAGGCCGCTGCCTCAGGTTTCCGCCGGCGGCACTGACGTCAGCTCATACCCACCATTGGGGAGGAGCAACAGGTGGCCATCCCCTTCCCCATCACTACTGAGATCGAAGGGCACCATCTCGCAGCAGGCCACGGCCATCCCTGACCCCCAGTGCAGATAAACCTTCAGCGGGTTGCCGTGTTCATCGAACTCGGGCCACTGGCTGATCTGACCTTTCAACTGGGCGACCGTTAATCCCTCTGGGTTGCGCAGGAACAACGGGTGCTGCATCACCTCGTTCTGCATGCCAGGTCCTCCGGGTCCTCCCATAGCTTTCAGCGCAGGCGCATCAACCAGCCACGGCCCTGCGCATCGAGGCTCGAATGCAGCACTTGCACCACACGGTGCGCTTCCTTTTCCTCAAGTTCTAGAGCGGCATGACGCAATCCTTGGCGCGCAGCCTCTTCATCACGGCCCAAGACCGCAACGTGAAGCATTAACAGAGCGTGCAGGCCAGGCTCCAATGCCGTAAGCCACTGAGCACCTCAACAGTAGCGTTTCTGATCAGGACCACAATCGGTCATGTTTTGAGCCGCACGCTCGGCATCAGGCTCTCCAGCACGCCCGGGAACCGTCGACGTTCACTCGCCGTTGGCACCTTCACGTAGCGGTTGGCATCACTGCGCGCCTTCTCCAGCGTGATCTTCTTCTCCGCTGCGTACTCCTTGATGGCTTCCTCTCTGCTGTTCTCCCAGAAGCCTTGATCGAGCAAGTCATCCCGCTCGGGCCCGGCCTCCATCTCCACCGCCTCAGCCGGCACCGGACTGGTCACGCACCGGCACCTGGGGTGAGCCGGCACCACGATCGAGCTAGCCGGGTAGATCAGCCCATGGCGCGACATGCAGAACGGGCAGGACCGTTCATCAGTCACCGCAATCCAGCGCACGTAGTCAAAGCCCTGCCGCCGCCCGTGGTTCAGCTGGCCCTGCACGTAGGCCGTTGAGATCTCGCTTCTGGCAATCAGCGCGGCCCGCTGCCGGAGCCCCATCTGTGCTGTCTTGCCCGTCGGATCAGCAGCGCCTTCCAATGCACGCCGAATCTGCGCTTCCATCCGCTTGGGACCCCAGCCACGCGCAGCCGCCTCAGCCGTGATCACTGCGATCTGATCCCTGAACCGAGCGCCATCAGCGGCCAGGTAGGCGCCGGCATTGCGCACCGCCGCCTCGATAGCCGGTCGATTGCTCCCACTGAAAGGCAACCCAGCCTCATCACCGGTGAGACCTGCCAGTTCACGGCTCAGGCCGGCACCCAGGCGCTCGGCATCGGTCAGGTCATCTTCCAGCCGCTTTTGCCAACCCTTGATCTCTTCGTCACTGAGGAAGTCCTGGCTGATTTCCAGGATCGAGCGCAATCGGGCCGACGACTCACGAATCACAGCCGCACCGCTGCGCTGCAACGGCCGGCCATTGGGGTCGGTCCCATTCGGTTCGGCAGCATCGGCGTAGCGCCCATAGGCACGCCGGAGCTCAGCCATCACGCCCGCCAGGCTCTTGCGCAGCGCTGTCGTGCTCGCAGCCTCACTGCGTGCTTCCAGGGCCTTCAGGGCAGCGGCATAGTCCTCCGCCAGCTTGAGGCTGGCATCACCGATCGAGCGTTTCGGGGCCATCAGCCAGCAGCAGCCTGCTGCGCTGCCAGCTCACGCTGGGCGTCCATCGCATCCTGCTGTTGCTGCGGTTCCGGCAGCAGGCCGGCCAGGTCATTCGGCCCGGGCAGCTCGCCCACCGGTGGCACCTGCTCCTGCAGCCGCTCCAGCTCCACATCGGCCGAGCTCACCACCGTCAGCACACCGCCCTTGATGATCTGCTCCAGGAAGCTGCGAGTCGAAATCTGCTCGTTCTGCTGCAGCGCCGACAGCTGCGCAACGTCCTGAGCGGCCAGGGGCCGATCAAAGATGTGCGCGGCCATCGTTACCCCAGCATCCTGCGGCAGGCGCTCACCACTGAAGTTGCACCACAGCAGCATCAGAGCCTGCACCGCACTGTTCTTGGCAGTGGCCACCGATCGCAACGACGCCTCGGTTTGAGCCGCCTCCAGGCTGGCCTGTGTCGCTGTCTTGTTGCCCCCCTCCCCATAGAGAAACGCCAGCGTCTGCTGCCGAATCAGCTCCTCGATGTGAATGATGTCGGCGGCCAGGTGCGACAGGCTGCTCGCGGTCGGCTCGGCAAACCCGAAGCTCCCGTTCGCGTCGAGGTCCACCACGCTGTTGGGCCCCAGCACCAGCGGTGGGGTCTGGCCACCAGGGCCCGGCAGCGCACCCTTGCGCACCGGCACCGGCATGGCGGTCTTGTGCTTGAGCTCGGCGTGATCGGAGCGGCAGCGCAGGTGTTCCAGCGTCAGCTCAGCCAGCCCTGACAAGCGCACCGAGCCTTGGCCAAAGCCCTCACGCGCACCGGCGGCGTACCAGACCACCGGAGGTGCCGGGAACGGCTGACCAGCCGGGCCTCGATAGAGGCCTTCCTGCGGCACACCGTTCTCATCAACCGCCACCTGCACGGTGGGCTTGCCAGCGCGGCCTTCGCTGATCTCCAGCACGCGCCAGAAGGCCTGGCCCTCCAACATCCCGATCAGCCGATACCGGGGCTTCAGCTTCAGGCCATAGAGGCCCTCCTGCGTCTCGGCCCACTCGCGGATCACGACCCAGTCGAGAACTTCGCGCCCGCCCTCGTAGTGGACGCGCCAGTTCAGTACGTCCTTGCGCTCGACCATGGCCAAATACGGCCGCCGGCCCTCCATCAGCATCTGGCCGTTGGTGGCCACCTCGCCGGCAGGCATGTCGACCGTGATCAGACAGCCCCCATCCCGCAAGGCCAGCTGATCGGCCTGCTGCAGAAAGCTGGTCAGGTCGTTGCCACGGCGGTCGATGTCGTCAACCGAGTCCTCAAAGGTCTTGGGAGGGTTCTTCAACTGAAACCGGCTGAGCACACCGGCAAAGCTGGTGATCGCATCACGGAAGAACGGCACATAGCTCGCGCGCCCCAGCCGCAACTTGTAGGCAGCGTCAGGCTCCTTGGGCTCTTTGGGCAGGTAGTGCCCCAGCCGACCCTTGAGGTTGTTCCAGCAGTCGTGGTTGCGCTCCAGGTCACCCTTCACGTCCCGCAGGACGTGGTGCTCATAACTCGGGAGCTCTGGATCGGTTGTTGAGTGGCTGAGTTTCTGCTCCAAACCGAGATCCGCCAGCGGCCACCTGCTGCCCCAGGTTTCCGGCGTCACAAATCAGTTGACGATCAGGCGCAGTCAAGCAACCCAAGTTGCACCGCCTGAACCTCCAGCTGCCCGCGATTGCGACCACGCGGCCGCCGTTGCTTCGGCTCGGGCTTCACGGTCTCGACCTTGAGCTGCAAGCTCAGCTGCTTGCGGATCTCAGGCAGCCGCTGACCGCGCAGAGCCAGCCGCACAGCGTTGAGGAACTGGGCCAGGGCCTGAGTCGGGAACACCGGCCGCCGGCCTGGCGCGCTCCAGAAGGTCTCCAGCAGCTTGCGGTCGGCCTGATGCAGACGCTCCCAGGCGGTCTTCACCAGGTGCTGCACCGGCAGCAGCACATCGAGCTCCACCTGAGCTTCCGATTCCCCGACCAACTCGTCATGGAGCTCGGTGGTGCCGGCCATGGCACCGAGCATCTCCTCCAGCTCGCCGGAGTCGATGCCGATCGCGTCGCACACAGCCTGCGGATCCTCTCCGGCTTCCAGCAATCGTCGGGCGCGTGGCATCACCTCACGCCAGCGGGCCGGGAACTTCACCGCATAGCCCCGATCACGGAAGTGGTGAAGGATCTCACCGTTGATGTACGGCACCGCGATGGTGCTGAGCTTGTAGCCGCTGGCCGGATTGAACTTGCGGCAGCCCTTCACCAGACCGACGAAGGCGATCGCCTCCAGGTCGTCGTAGGCCATCTGGCTCTTGCGCGCCCAGCCCCAGGCGTATTTGCGCGCCAGCTTCAGGTTGTCGGTGATCAACGCCTCAGAGTCGATCACCTCGCCGGTCTCAGGGTTGGTCCAGCTCCAAGGTGCCGGGAAGCCTCGCTTCCCTAGCCCGGTGCCAGCACCATCTTCTGGTTCCAGACCAGCAGATCCCTCGGGCCCTTCTGCAGCTGCGCCAGCGGCGGCCGGCTCCACACCCCCCCGAAGCGTTGCACCTCGATCTGCCCGTCGCGCAGACGCCACAGACCGCCGACGGTGAGGCCGTGCACGCCCTTGGCGTTCGTCAGTTGGCTCAGCGCATTCAGCTTGGGCAGCGGCCTGCGGCTGGTCGTGGTCACAGGGGAGAGAAACGGAAGTCATGGACAGGATTCCTGAAGATCAGCGGAAGCCAGGCGCCGGCGGTGGCTTGCGTGGCGCAATCGGTCCCTGGGGCACTTGATCGCCGGGTTTCGGGTCGGTGTAGGCCTCATTGCCCCGTCCCCAACTCATCGTCGAGACACGCATTGGCCCGGTGCCAGACACGTAGTTGAGGGCCTGGGTCGTGCTGTCGACCATGTCGTCGTGTGCAGCACCCGGGAAGCTCATCAGCTGGTCCTCGTAGGTCTGCAGCCAGCCCGCTGCCGTGGGGTGCCACACGCGCCCTTGCTCGTACCAGGGCAGCGCAGCATTGGCGCGCGCTTCCTTCCCGCCCAGGGGCCTGACGGCGCGAATCAGGTAGCCCTTCCCCTCACGGCCAAGGGTTTCGATCACAGCTGGGCCATTGGCTGCGTCTTCCACCAGCAGTTCGGAGAACTTCCAGCGCCGCCAGACGTCCTGCAGCATCGCGATCGTGTCGATGAAGCCCAGCCGCTGGTTCACCACCTCCCGCAGATACATGCCGGCCGGTGTCTGGCTCCAGATCGTCAGCGCCACGTAGTCACTGGTGGTGTTGCCCTTGAACGTGCAGTCCAGTGAGGCCAGAGTGCGCACGATCTGGCTGTCATCGAGCGCCGCTGGGTCGTAGTAGCGGAACCAGTCGCGCTGGATCAGGTTCCCGCCCGCCACGGTCGGCTGTTGCTGGTACAGGGCCTGCCACCACCGGCCAGCCATGCCACCCCTGGTCTTCTGCAGCTGATCGATCGGGTAGCGCTCAGGGCACAGGGCCTCACCCGGCTCCCGCCAGTCCGGCTCCCGGGTGCAGCTGGCCGGCAATGGCGTGTACTGCGCCTCTGACAGCGCAATGGCAGCCAGGTCGACAACGTGCCACCGCTCGGGCTCGGCCTCGTTGTCGAGGGCCTCCTCTTCCTTGTTCAACAGAAAGCCAGTCAGGTCATCGAGGGACCACCGGGTCTGAATGATCACCATCGAGCCGCCGGGCTCCAGACGGGTTGAGAACGTGGCGTCCCACCAGTCCTTCATGGCCGTCTTGTACCCACCGCTGTCGGCCTGGGCGGCGTCCTTCACCGGGTCATCCACGATCAGCAGGTGACCGCCACGGCCTGTGGTGGCACCGGCCACACCCACAGCCCACATGCCACCGCGATCGAGCGTTCCCCAGCGGTTGACGGCACGGCTGGCCGGGTCGATCGGCCCACCGTCTTCCGTGAAGAACTGCCGTGCTTCGCGCGAGAGGCTGTCGGCCAGCTCAGCGCCATAGCTGGCCAGGCCCACCCACCGCTCGGGATGCCGGCGCAGGTAGTAGGCCGGGAAGAGCCTTGAGGTCAGCTGGCTTTTGCCATGGCGGGGTGGGGCCTGGATGATCAGCCGTTTGAT